ATATAGCATATTGGGCTGAAAATGACAATGTAGAAGATCAAATGAATCGTTATAACATGTCGTTGTATTTTGCTTTAAATCATGGATTAGAATACTTTCGAAAATTACGAAAAGCTTTTGTACGATGTATTTTAGAGAATAACAAAAAAGGTTACAGTATGCAAGCAAGTAGATTATTCACTTTTCGACACTGTTTTGCATTGCAATACCCTAACTTAATTGATTACGTAGATCTTGATGATGATAAGACCAAATCTTCTTCAATGCTCGTAACAATAAATGACTGTGAGGTCACAAAACTAGGTCAACCGATGTACTTGAATAATGGTGATCGTGCATCGTATTTAACCATTAACAATATGAATTTAAAATTTTTATGTCAAATGTCAGGAATTTCTGACGATCATCAAACGGTGGAACAAATAACGGTATTTCAAGAAACTGGTGAAGTATCTTCTTCAAGTGCAAGCGAAAAAATACAACAAATAGCTCGTTTACCAGCAGATTTGTCGCGAGTTATATGTAGACCAATACGAGTAGCGAATTTTGCTTGGAGTACTAGTGATGCAATAGGTACACAGAAATCATTTGTATTATTGCCAAAAGCATTGTGGAATAATAATGCTGTATTTCTTAACAAAATATCAGGCTTTGCTTTTTGGGCTCCTGATATAGAAATTACTGTGCGTGTGAATGGAACACCAATGCATTTTGGACGTTTATTGATATGTTCTAGACCTTTACCTGAAACATTACCTAATGCATATAATTCTTATAGAAATGCTACTAGTTATCCTTGGGTGCAAGTTGATGCTTCATCGAGCAATAGTGCAGTTTTACGTGTACCTTTTAATCATTACAACGAATTTTTGAGTGTTGGTGCAGATAATGAAAGTATAGCTGGTATATATACGTATGTAGCTGCGCCATTAGCTATTATCAACAGTGTAGCTTCAAATATACAGGTACAAATATTCGCTAGAATAATAGAACCTCGTTTTAATGGATATACGTATACGAATGATTTTGCAGCACAAATGTCAACACCTATAGTGAAACAAAGTATAGCGGCAGGAGTTAAAACTAATCCATTGAAATTTGCAATATCGGACCACAACAATAAAGAAGAAAGCGATTTAGATCTTATCGACAATTATTGTAATCATCCTTTTTTGATAAGAAATGGTTCTATAAGTACTAGTACTGCAGCTGGAAGTATGATAACTGTTCGTCCTATTGCACCACAGTATATGGTTTATAACGATGCTTTAACTTATACTGGATTAGCACCGTCTCCTATTGCATATGTTGCAAATGTTTTTGAATATTAGCTTAGTGATATGACTTTCACCGTTTCTTTCGTCAAGATTAATTTTCATAATGCACGCA